ATGGAGAAAAATAAGACACTTACCCTCGGCAGCCTTTTTGACGGCTCAGGGGGGTTCCCCTTGGGAGGGCTGCTTTCCGGCATAATGCCTGTCTGGGCATCGGAAATAGAGCCGTTTCCCATACTGGTTACAACTAAACGAATGCCGTTCATTAAACACTATGGTGATATTTCTAAAATGAACGGAGCTGAGGTAGAGCCAGTCGATATAATAACATTTGGTTCTCCTTGTCAGGATATGTCCTTGGCAGGGAAGAGGGCGGGACTTGATGGTTCACGCTCAAGCCTTTTTTATGAGGCAATAAGAATCGTGAAAGAAATGAGGTACAAGACAAATGGGAAATACCCAAGATACATCGTCTGGGAAAATGTCACGGGAGCATTCTCCTCAAACAAAGGCGAAGACTTCCGTACTGTCCTTGAGGCGGTCGCATCCGTCGCTGAGGAAGTTCCCAAGGTGCCTATGCCTGAGAAAGGTGGATGGCCATACGCTGATGTGCTCATGGGAGACGGATGGAGCATTGCGTACAGAACTTTTGACGCTCAATACTGGGGAGTCCCCCAGCGTAGACGCAGAATCTACCTTGTCGCAGATTTTGCAGGACAAAGTGCCAAGGAAATATTATTTGAGCCAGAAAGCATGTCAGGGGATACTGAACAGGGCAAGGAGCAGGGGAAAGAAACTGCCTGCCATACTGGAAGAAGCATTGATGGCACAGGCAGAGACGGATGCAAGGAGCTAGTACTTAATGACCAGGGCGGGCAGAGGATGGATGTAACCATGGGAGTAACACAGACTTTGCGGGCAACAGCCAATCATCCGCCGCTAGTTTTTGAGAACCATGCCCAGGACTCAAGGTACACAGGACCTTTAGATAAATCACAGACAGTGCTTGCCACTTTTGGCACGGGAGGCAATAATCAGCCTTTCGTGGTTGAGAACTTTCGGTGCTTTGATGTGCGTTTCACTTCCTTGGGAACGCAGAACAAAAGGCACAACTGCTATGAGACAAAAACCGCAAGAACAATAGACACGGGAGGCAATGCCCCTGACTCTAATCAGGGTGGTGTTGCTGTCGTTTCTTTGCAGGGGTCTATGATTGGCCGGAGCGAAAAGAACGGGCCGCAGGGTGATGGGATAAACAAGGATGTGTCATTCACGCTTAACACAGTTGACCGCCATGCAGTGGTATATGCCCTTGACCGTGTGACCACAGACGGCAGCAGAAAGTACAAGGGAACAATGGGCATAACAGACAATGGGGTAAATCCTACGCTCATAGCAAGGGGGCCGACTTCTGTGGGAGTCCCTACCTATTCCATGACCACGGGCAGCTTTGCCCAGGTTAATAAGGAAAAGGCTCCCACGCTTGCGGCTAGGGACTATAAGGATGCTCCTATTGTTAATGCTGGGCAGAATCCCAGATATATAGTCCGCAGGCTCACACCTACAGAGTGTGCAAGGCTGCAGGGATTCCCTGACAGCTGGTGCAGCAACCTTGGGACGGAAAATACTACAATGGATGAGCTGCGTTTTTGGTACAACGTTTTTGCTGATTACGGCAGGGTGATGGGGAAAAAGCCGAAGAGCCTTAAAGCTATAAAGACATGGCTTAAGAATCCTCATTCCGATAGTGCTGAATATAAAATGTGGGGTAACGGATTATGTCTTAATATCGTGGCTTTTATTTTACAAAGAATACAAGATATCTCACAGATATGACTTGATATTATGCACAGAATAAGTGATATATGTAGTACCAAAACAAAAGAGGAGGTACTGCAGAATGAGAATTAATTACAACGTAAAAGGAAACGAAAGGAAAGAATTAGTGGAGGCGGTCAGCAAGGTTTTGATTTGCAAGGCTAAGTATTTGGGAGCGCCGAGTTTTTCCTACGAAGCAGGCGGCTGCACAATTGACAGAAATGGGGTTGTTGAAACTCCTAAAGTTAGTGACTTCGCAATAAAGAGTTTCATTGAGGACTTGGCTGCGAAAGGGTTTACTGCTGAACAGGAAACTGTAGAAGAAACTGAAACGGATGAGGAACCGCAGCAAATAGCCCTCACCATTCAGATGCCAAAGACGCTTTTTACACCAGAGTCCATTGAAAACCTTAACAGGCTGCTCGAAGCCAAGGGAACCCTGATTCAAAAGGCACTAGGTCTTCAGGAACTTCCCGAGGCGGTAGACGAAGGCGACAAGCTTTCCTTCCCATGGTTCAAGGTAGACCCGAAGGATGCGGATTTGGTTGAAGCATACGGTAAGCTGGTATGCGCTTTGTGCGACATGGCCAGCAAGCAAAAGCGGGTTACCTCAAAAGAACAGCATCCTGTAAATCAACGTTACGCCTTCCGTTGCTTTTTATTGAGACTCGGTTTCATAGGTGCCGAGTACAAGAAAACGAGAAGTTCGCTTTTAAAGAACCTAAGCGGCTCCTCTAGCTGGAAGGACGGTGCTAAACATGAGAATGCCTAGTAAAGAACTGCTTGAACAGCTAAGAAAAGATTACCCGGTTGGCTGCAAAGTAAAATTGTTGAAAATGTCCGATGTCCAGGCGCCTCCTATCGGCACCATCGGTGAAGTTTTAGGAGTCGATGATATGGGAGATCTGATGGTTGCCTGGTCCAACGGATCAGGATTGAATGTGGTTTTGCATGAAGACAGAGCGGTTCGTATTGATGAGGAGGAACAAAATGGATAAGAAGGTAAAGAGCCAGCTGCTTTCTGTTCGGTCCACAGCGCTGACAAATATGTTTGACCTAGCCGCTGTGAGCAGAATTGCTAAAGTCCTTGGTTATAAGGAACTCGTTGATTTTATAAAGAAAGACCGCAAGGCCTATTGTGAATTTATACTTACCGGCAAAGAATGACTTTTACTCAAATTTGAGTAAAACCACCGCAGTAAGAATAACGTATACTTGCACATAATTTGTTGCTATAAATCCTCTTTAGAGCGAATATGTGTATAACGAAAAACAAGGAGGAATGCAGTTATGTGGTCAGAAGGTACGATTTTAATCAAAGGAAAAGTTTATAGGTATCAGGTAAAGCACTATGAATTAAGTTCTGATTATGGGATTAACAGGGGCAGAATTTCCAAGCTTTTTGTAACACGTGAGGACATGGTGGTTTTAAACTATGATCGTGGTTGGGATACGGTAGCTGAAGATGAAGGCACAGAACTTTGCCTGGCAGTTTTGATGAAGAAATATAACTGAAAAGTATACGAGATACTTGCCTTAATTCGCTTGCTATTAGTGTTGATATATGGGAATATACACATACCAAAACAATAGGAGGCAAGCAGACATGAAAAAAATTAACTGGATTGAGGACTTAAAAGCAAAGGGCGAATTCAAGCTTAGCGACCACAAAATCAACTACACGATTTATTGGGCATACAACAACAGCTTGGAAGCTGAAAACGAAACATTGGATTTGAGCGAGGTCATTTGGCCTACCGATGCGAAAGACATAGTTGATTTCTGCAAAGAGAACGGCATTGACCACATTACCATCAGCAGCACCTTTTCAAGCCTGATTACAATCTTAGCAAAGTTTGAAGAACTAGGCTGCAAGATGGACGGACTCACAAAGGTCAATAAACGGTTCAGAGAAAGCAACGGCGAGAGAGAACAGGTTCCTGCACTCAGAATGATTATAAAATAAAAAAAGACACAGGGCCTTAAGGCTCTGTATCTCGTGGAGTCGCTGAGAAGCGGCTTATTTTTATGCCCGAAGGGAGGGGAGGCCATTGAAGTGATGAGAAAGCTAGATAAATATAAGCCTGCGAAGTTCATGGCCGAGGATTCCGTTTATGATAAGGTCGCTGCGGATTATGCAGTTGGTTTCATAGAGTGCCTGCATCATACCAAAGGCACCTGGGCAGGGAAGCCTTTTGAACTTATAGACTGGCAGGAAAAGATTATACGCGACCTTTTTGGTACACTTAAGCCAAATGGGTATAGGCAATTTAACACGGCGTATATTGAGATAGGAAAAAAGAACGGGAAGTCTGAGCTTGCTGCAGCCGTGGCACTTCTTTTGTGTTGCGGAGACGGAGAGCAGAGGGCTGAGGTTTACGGCTGTGCTGCAGACCGGGGCCAGGCTACTATCGTCTTTGATGTGGCTGCCGATATGGTAAGAATGTGTCCCGCCTTAAATAAAAGAGTTAAGATTTTGGCCTCTCAAAAGAGGCTTATATATTTGCCCACTAAAAGCTTCTATCAAGTGCTGTCTGCGGAGGCATATTCCAAGCACGGATTTAACATTCATGGGGTTATCTTTGATGAGCTGCATACACAGCCAAACAGAAAACTCTTTGATGTTATGACTAAAGGCTCCGGTGACGCCCGTATGCAGCCTTTGTACTTTCTTATTACAACCGCAGGGACGGATACCAATTCCATCTGCTATGAAACACATCAGAAGGCCAAAGATATCCTGCAAGGACGTAAACATGACAAGACATTCTACCCGGTTATTTACGGTGCTGATGAAACAGATGACTGGACCAGTCCTGAAGTGTGGAAGAAGGCGAATCCTTCTCTTGGCATTACCATAGGGATGGATAAGGTTGTGGCAGCCTGCGAGTCAGCAAAAGAAAATCCGGGCGAAGAGAATTCCTTTAGGCAACTGAGATTAGACCAGTGGGTAAAACAGTCTATTCGTTGGATGCCTATGACAAAATGGGATGCCTGCGCTTTTCCGGTAAATGAAAAAGCCTTGGAAGGCCGCATTTGTTTTGGTGGTTTGGACTTATCTTCTACTACAGATTTAACGGCCTTTGTTCTTGTGTTTCCACCAGAGTACGAAGCCGATAAATATATAATACTGCCATATTTCTGGGTGCCGGAGGAAACGCTAGACCTTCGGGTAAGACGTGACCATGTGCCTTATGACATCTGGCAGAAGCAGGGTTTCATTCAGACTACAGAAGGTAACGTGGTGCATTATGGCTATATTGAGCAGTTCATAGAAAAGCTGGGTGAGAAGTACAACATTAAAGAAATAGCCTTTGACCGTTGGGGCGCTGTGCAGATGACACAGAACCTTGAGGGCATGGGTTTCACTGTGGTGCCTTTTGGTCAGGGATATAAAGATATGTCTCCACCTACTAAAGAACTCATGAAGCTCACGCTGGAACAGAAACTTGCTCATGGTGGGCATCCTGTATTGCGTTGGATGATGGATAACATCTTCATTCGGACGGATCCTGCCGGAAACATAAAGGCAGATAAGGAAAAGTCCACAGAGAAGATAGACGGTGCCGTGGCAACTATCATGGCCTTGGACAGGGCATTAAGGAATGATGGCGGAGGCGGTTCTGTGTATAATGACAGGGGATTGTTGATTCTATGAACGAAAACAGCCTAAAATACCCTTAATACTTGACTTTTCCCTTAAAAAATCTTAACATTTAAGGGGAAAGAAGGTGGCAAGGTATGAGAACATTCAATTATTCAAAATTAAGAGAAGAAAAATGGGATTCTGAGATACTTGGATATATTGCGGCTATATACAAAGAAACCGGTAAACAAGAACAATATTTAAAGCAGAGACCGGAAGAATTAGACAAACTTGTGGAGATAGCAAAAATTCAAAGCACAGAGGCATCAAATGCTATTGAGGGTATTGTCACAACGAGTACACGCCTTAAACAATTGGTAGAAGAAAAAACAACTCCTAGAAATAGGGATGAGCAAGAGATAGCCGGGTATCGAGATGTGTTAAACATTATTCATGAAAGCTTTGATACAATCGCCATTTCGAAAAATTACATACTTCAACTCCATAAAATAATGTATGGTCATATGAATAATCCAATGGCTGGGCAAACAAAAAACGTTCAGAATTACATCAGTGCTACCTATCCTGACGGGCATACTGAGATTTTGTTTACACCGCTTGCTCCTTACGAAACTCCTGCGGCATTAGACAGAATATGCATGGAATACAACCGTGTAACTGGAAACATGGAAGTAGAGCCATTAATTGCCATACCGATTTTCATACATGATTTTTTATGTATCCATCCCTTTAATGATGGAAACGGAAGGATGAGTAGACTTTTAACTGCGTTGCTATTGTATCGAGCCGGATTCTACGTTGGAAAGTACATTTCTTTAGAGGCTAAGATTGCAAGGAATAAGGGACTATATTATGACGCATTGGGGCGGTCTCAGGCTGGATGGCGTGAAGGCAAGGAAGATGTCCTTCCTTTTACAAAATATATTTTAGGCATAATTTTATCAGCGTATAAGGACTTTGAGGACAGATTCGATATTGTGGAAATTAAACTTCCGGCTGTAGATATGGTTAGAAAGGCAGCCTATAATAAAATAGGAAAATTTTCTAAGCAGGATATAAGAGAGCTGTGTCCTTACCTAAGCCTAAGTTCAATTGAGGGATCTCTACGAAAACTTATTGAATTAGGAGAATTAAAACGCGAGGGAGTAGGGAGAGCGACATATTACATCAGGTTAAAATAAGTTTTCCTTGTTTTTAAAAAAACTCGCTCACGGCGGGCACCCGGTATTGCGTTGGATGATGGATAACATCTTCATCCGGACGGATCCTGCCGGCAACATTAAGGCCGATAAGGAAAAGTCCACGGAGAAGATAGACGGTGCTGTTGCAACTATCATGGCCTTGGACAGGGCATTAAGGAATGATGGCGGAGGTGGTTCTATTTATGATGGGAGAGGAATTTCATTAGTTTAATTTACCTTATAGGTAAACTTATATCTTGACATAGTTAGCTTAAAATGGTACTATATATTTACCTTAAAGGTAAATATATAGAAAAGGGGCGGTGGATTGCAAATAACTTATAAAAATCGCAAGCTTTAAAAAGTGTGTACTCTAGTTTGCGAAGCTGAAAAAAAAGTATAATTATCAGATGGCATATAAAATACATAAGTGTATAGATATAATAAAAGCCGCCTCTACTGTCGAAGAACTGCTCCAATTCCATCTTGGAAGATGTCATCTTCTTAAAGGAGATCGACAAGGTCAGTATGCTATGCATTTGGTACAACCCTATCGTCTTATATTTGAAAAAAAAGAGGGCGAAATTCAGATTGTAAATGTAATAGAGATTGTTGATTATCACTAGTTTTAATGCAATTAAAGGAGGAGGTATTACAATGGAGAAAAGTCATAGTTATATTGCAATACCACCAGGAGCAACAATAAAGGAACAGCTACTTGATAGAGGTCTTAGCCAAAAAGAATTTGCTGTTCGTATGGGTATGTCGGAAAAACATATTAGTAAACTAATCAATGGTGAAGTGCAATTGACTTGCGAAGTGGCTGTTAAACTAGAAATGGTTCTTGGTGTGCCTGCTAAGTTTTGGAACAACTTAGAGGCAATATATCGTGAAAAAATTATTAAGGTTAAATTTGAAAATGAAATGGATGAAGATATTAAAATAGCTAAAAAAATGCCATACGCAGAGATGGCTAAAAGGAAATGGATACCAAAAGAAAGTAAAGCAACTGATAAAGTTATTGACCTTCGAAAATATTTTGAAGTTGTCCGATTAAAATCACTTGAAAATAATCAAATAAATAGAATCGCTTGTCGTAGAGTTGCAGAAACGGAAAAGGGTGATTTTGCACTTATTGCATGGGCGCAGAAAGCAAAGTTGGAGGCACGAAAAATTGAGACAGAACAGATAGATCTTAAGACACTAAAAAAATATATTCCTGTAATTAGAAAAATGACAACAAAGGATCCTTCTTATTTTTGCCCAGAACTGATTAAAATGCTTGCAAAGTGTGGAATTGCTATTGTTTTCTTACCGCATATTGGGGGATCCTTCTTGCATGGAGCAACTTTTTATGATGGAAAGAAAATTGTAGTAGGATTAACTGTTAGAGGAAAAGACGCGGACAAGTTTTGGTTCAGTCTTTTCCATGAATTGGCGCATATTCTTCATGGCCATATTAATAATCCTAATGGAACAACTGATAAGGATGAAAAGGACGCAGATTTGTTTGCACGTGATACACTCATACCGACCGATAGTTTTTCCTCTTTTGTGAAGAAAAAAGATTTTAGAGAAAGCTCAATAGCATCGTTTGCACAGTCCGTGGAAATAGATTCTGGTATTGTTGTTGGGAGACTTCAAAAAGAAGGATATATTAAATATAATTGGCTTAATAAACTTAAAACAAAATATAGTATTTCGGCATAGGTTATACTGCTTTTTAAGCATCCTCTAAATGGAGGGTGCTTTTCTTATATCCCAAATTAGGAGGTGGTTGGTATAAATATATTAAGCAAGATTTTCAAATCGAGAGATAAACCCAAGAACAGCTTAGGTCATTACTTCTTCTGGGGCAGTTCCTCAAGTGGAAAGATGGTGACGGAGCGTTCTTCCATGCAGATGACAGCGGTGTATTCCTGCGTAAGGATATTGGCAGAGGCCGTGGCAGGATTGCCGCTACATATGTATAAGTACAAGGACAGTGGTGGCAAGGAAAAGGCATTAGGCAATCCGCTATATTTTTTACTCCACGATGAGCCTAACCCGGAGATGACTTCATTTGTTTTTAGAGAGACGCTTATGACGCATCTTTTATTGTGGGGTAATGCTTATGCTCAGATTATACGAAATGGCAAAAGTGAAGTTGTGGCCTTATATCCTTTAATGCCCAATCGCATGACCGTGGATAGAGATTTACATGGGAGATTGTATTATCAATATTATCGTGGCCCGGACGAAGCACATCTCAATAAGGAAAATGTAGTTATTCTTCAGCCACGGGATGTACTGCACATTCCCGGACTTGGCTTTGACGGTATCATTGGTTATTCTCCTATAGCAATGGCCAAGAACGCGGTTGGCATGGCCATAGCCTGTGAGGAATACGGAGCCAAGTTCTTTGCTAATGGTGCGTCTCCTGGAGGAGTTTTAGAACATCCGGGCATCGTAAAGGATCCGGAGAGAGTAAGGGAAAGTTGGAACTCTGTTTATCAGGGCAGCGGCAACTCTCACAAGATAGCAGTACTGGAAGAGGGCATGAAGTATACACCGATTGGTATTTCGCCCGAACAGGCACAGTTTTTAGAAACAAGAAAATTTCAGATTAACGAGATAGCTCGAATTTTCCGGGTTCCTCCCCATATGGTGGGAGACCTTGAGAAATCGAGCTTTTCTAATATAGAGCAACAGTCTTTAGAATTTGTGAAATACACATTGGAACCCTGGCTAGTGCGTTGGGAACAAGCCATGATGAGAAGTCTTTTAACCAGTGAAGCAAAGAAAGAGTATTTTATTAAGTTCAATGTAGATGGCTTGCTCAGAGGAGATTATCAGAGCCGTATGAGTGGCTATGCCGTAGCAAGGCAGAATGGCTGGATGAGCGCCAATGATATCAGGGAACTGGAGAACTTAGACCAGATACCTGAAAATGAAGGCGGAAATTTATATTTAGTTAATGGAAACATGATCCAGATTAAAGCAGCAATAAAAAAACAGGAGGGGACCGATGAAAAAGTTCTGGAAATGGAAAAACAAGACATTAAAAAATGAAGAAGGAACAGAAATACAGGAAAGGGTATTAGTACTAAACGGCACTATTGCAGACGAGAGTTGGTACGGAGATGAAATAACGCCTGGGATGTTTAAAGACGAGTTAATGCAAGGAACTGGGAATATAACAGTTTGGATTAATTCTCCCGGTGGGGATTGCATTGCTGCATCACAGATTTACACAATGCTTATGGAGTACAAGGGAGACGTTACAGTAAAGATTGATGGCCTGGCTGCAAGTGCTGCTTCGGTTATTGCCATGGCAGGTGGCAAGATCCTTATGAGTCCTACAGCTGTAATGATGATTCATAATCCATTTACAATGGCAGTCGGTGAAGCAAAGGAGTTTAAGACAGTTATTCAGATGCTTGACGAAATCAAGGAATCCATTATTAATGCCTATGAACTTAAGACTAGTATGGCTCGAGATAAGATTTCCAAGCTTATGGATAATGAAACCTTGGCTTAATGCCAATAAAGCCGTGGAGTTAGGTTTTGCAGATGAGATTATGTATGAAAGAAACGAAGACCGGAATGAGGAAGCAGACAGTGCATTTATGTTTGCCACTAAAACTGCCGAAGTAGCATTGTGCAACAAGATTAAACAAGCTGAAAAAATTATTGATTCAAATCCGGAACCTAAAGGGTTGCCGGTTTCTTTATTTGAAAAAAGATTAAAGCTCTTAGAGCATTAATCTCAAGCCTTATAAAAGTAAGGCTTTTTACATATAAATAATAAAAAACATTTTAGGGAGGATTTACACATGAGTAAAATTTTAGATTTGATGGAAAAAAGAGCAAAGGCATGGCAAGATGCAAAGAACTTTTTGGATACCAAAAGCAAGGGAGGTATGTTAGGTGCTGAAGATGCGGAAGTTTATGATCGCATGGAAGCAGATGTTGTAAACATGGGTAAAGAGGTAGCAAGACTTAAGAGACAGGAACCATTCATGCAGCCTTCGCTCAAGAGGAGAGCCACAGTATCTCTGAAAATGTAA